TGCAAAAATCCATAACACAAAATCCAACCAATTAGCGGTATCCAACTGCGCTTATTTAATCTAAACATAGATCTATCCCTTGCTGAATTGTTGGATCTGAATATGGTTGAATACCATTTTCCATACGAATTATGGCTTTTATGAAAACAGTTAATACACCACGTTCCTCAACATCAATGACTGTATCCGGTACAACTCCAAGCTGTTTAGCTACAGATTGAATATAAGCGGTGGTCTGATTTTCATTTGGTGGCGCATATCGACTGATAATTTGGCGCACAGTATTTAAGCCATGTATCTTTTTGTAATTAATTAAAACTTTAGCCAGCGCTCTAATTCCATAAACAGAGCTCGTAAATACACAAAAAGCAGGATCGATGTTCCTACTATTTGGGTTTAAGCCTTGCCAGTTAGAGCCATGTCGGATATTTCCGGGATTATTATTTCTTATTCCTCGAGGTAGGTTCATGGTGCAAACTCCATATCATTTCTCTTAAATCATCAAGTTTTGTTTCTAATCGGGCGATGTGCGTCTGAGTTGCATACTCTTTGGCCACCGCTACTTTAAATTCATTCAAATCTCTCTCTAAACTTTTAATCTCCTTTCGTTGCTCGCCGAGTTTATAAAAGAACCAACCAAAGGCTGGCACACAGATAATCTGCAAAAACTGTATCCAATCCATCAAAAATCCTTTCATATATTAGGTTTTATAAACTTCATCGCTTTCGTTAACACACGATATTTCAACGGTATCACCTCGTGGTTTCACTCCAATAACTTTGGCATACATTGAAATTCTGCCCTTAATCCCAAAAGCAAAATGTGTACGCTCTCGAGCAGTTCCGGTATAAATCTCGAGTTCAGGCTTATTTGTCAGAACTACCTCGTTATTAAGAGCACCTTTGGTTACTTGATATGGTTCACTCATAGAGCCATCACTTAATCGCAAACAGATAAAATGTTCCTCATCAGGTAGCCAAGTAAGGTTTTCTGATAGTTTTAAGGTATTGCCACTTACTGCAATGACTTCACCACCTTGTCCCCATTCGCAAAGGTCGTGGGTAATACTGATTAAATCACCATAGGTTGGGATTAGACCTTCAAGCTCGGTACTAAAAGTTATGTACTTGCGCCGATAACGATTACAGGCACACATATAATAACCTTCACGCTCTGCTTGAGCTTTATCGGTGCATCCAAACAAATCAACATTTGCCGGATTTTCTTCAGAGCTATCTTCCAGTTTTGTGATGACATCATCGTATTTCCAGTATTTACTTGAGAAATACTGAACCTTTACGCTGTCTGCTGTATCTTCAGAGGGCATAATATATTCAATAGAAAAGCTGTCCTTGAGAATATTTCTCGGTGTAAACATAGCGGTAGGAATGGTCTTTTTATCATCTCGGATAATTCTAATCATCCCTGATTGTAGGATTGGCAAAGCTCTTCCACATCTTGCAACCTTAGACATTGCCTCCCAAATTGTGGTGGTGCTATCAAAAATACCATCAAAATAATCACCTCGAGATGACCAAACCTTGTCTAGCTGTTCTAATTCTTCAAGATGAATACGCTCATCCGGAAGTCTGCCACCATATTGCGCTTGTAAAATATCGGTAATAGCCCAAGCAATAGAACGACTTTTTACAGGTTCACTCCAACCTGAAGTGCTACTCCAAGTCTTAACCTTACGATTAACAATGGCATTAATCTTACGACTTGAGTTAGATGATAGATTATTTGTCGCACGCATTTTTATTGCTAATAAGGTCATATTGCCAAAGCTAGATGGTGTTTCCATATAACCTTTAAGCGATTCCCAATAAATTGCATGAGCTGCACGAGCGCTGGTGTCTTTGGTATCCAAACGAGTAACTCTGACTTCGTATCGTCCAAGAGACACAGTATAAAAATAAGTCAGTCTAATAGGTGTATTTTTTGCAGCGCTATAACTTTCCGTTCCAAGAGTTGTCCAGTTTCCTAAAGGTTCTCCATAATCATCAATTAAACGGGCTTCAACTTGCCATTGAACAGTTTTAGATGATAAACCACCGCTATCATTTGCATAATACAAACCACCATTCATAACTACATCAATGCCGATTTTATTAATCTTAGTATCTTCAGGATTTACTACAAAACCACCTGAATATGTATCTTTGAATAATTCCACGCCGGATACTTCTGCCGCAACAACCACATTAGGATTAAACAAAGTTACATTTTTATTGGGTTCTATAATCTCATACTCAACTTCGGCAAATGAGCCTATTGGTGTATCATCAATGCGTATTTGTTCAACTTCGCAGTAACCTTGAGTTAGAACATGAAGTTGATACAGATACTGCTCATTATTGGCATATTCAGTATATGGCGTTGCTGCAAAATCAGGATAAATAATATGTCGGCCATATAAAACCGGTATTACACCACCGAGTTTTGCTTGGTTGCCTTGAGCATTTAAGGAATAAGTCGGACTAGTTTCAAGCGATGAAGACGAATAAGATGATGTTAAACTGCTTGCCGGTGTAGGAATTACAGCATTTACTAGCATTGAACCTCCAACCGAAACAGCTGTCGCAGCAACAGCTCCGGCAAGTTTTCCGTATGCTGCAGCAGCCCAACCACCTGTATAGTATGCAGCAACCATAACAGCGACAGTTAAAACAATCTTCACCGGATTAGAACCTCCGCCACCACCACCGCCTTGTGGTAAACATAAAAATGCCACGTGATCTGTGTCTCTAGGTTTCATATCCCAGTACTGACGGAGTAATGGTTCACCATTCAAAAAACAAATATATGGTAGATTTTGTGGGCTTACATTATATTCAACCACAATATCTTGTATTGATATTTGTTTAAGGCAACAAAAAACCTCGCTATCTGCGAGGTTAAATGGATTTTGTATTTTAACTATCTGAGGCATTTTTCCATATCTCCAAAATATGCCAACCGTTCATTTTTAAGTCAGGTAGTTTTTGAAAAATTACACCAACTCCTTGCATATTATGTAATATTCCGCCACCATCAACATCAGCATAAACACCAACGTGACAGGGATATTTGTTTTGTGTTAATACAGTTATGTGCTTATCTAATAGTTTATTATCCGAAGATAACTTATTGTAATTAGCTGATTTCTTGAACTCACACAAAACTTCTCTTAAGCTTGTTGCATCTGTTACGATTGGAGACAGTTCCACACCTAGTTCGTTTTTGTAAACCTCTCTGACTAACCCCCAACAGTCATATTCACCATTAATCCATGGCTTACCAATATATTTTTCTGCCCAATGTTGCATTATGATACTAATCCCATAAATTTAGATAAACGATAGGTTTCATTAGGAAATGTTTTGTTTCCAATATCTGTCATACGAGCTTTTGCTGTGATTTTATAAACATCACCGCTTACTTCTGTTACAGTTAAGCTAATTGGCGGTATCATCTGTGGTGTACTTAAATCCGTAGATAAATATGGACGATAAATAAGCTCCGTTTTATGTTGTGATGATGCAGCATTATCTAGGTGTTTTATGATTTCTCGGCTTACATTATCAATTTCTATTGAAATTTCAGGAACAGCAGAGGTATCAACCGGAGGAAGTTCAATATCAAAGCACATTGCTTGAAATGATACTTCTTCGCCAGTTTCTAATGTCGCTGTTATTCCATGAAACCCTTGAACAATGCGAATTGTGGTCGGTTTGCCATCATCATCAATAAAGTCCGGATGTTTGATTTCCAAGGTATGGTAAATAAACACATCACTAGGGCTAGAAGCATAAGCTTCAATAATGGCCTGTTGTAAAACATCATTCGGCATTTGTTTTCTCCTAGTATCCAACAGCAAACCACGATACATAACCCTGTCGCCACGCATCGCCATCACTGTCTCTATACCTTATTTTGAAAGTAGTAGTAGAAACGCTCACCGCAACAACACTATAATTATAATCAGATGTAGCGTTAGTTGGCTGATTATATGGTGTAAGCACCAAGGTTATAATTGCCGATGCAAAAGCTTTAGGAAATGTAACACTAAAATCAGCATTACTATTTATGTTAACTCGTCCGCCTTGCATAATTAATCCTGTTACATTGTTCTTTTCCCAAAAAGATGTAGAGCTTTTGGAATAACTACCAGTCT